TTAGCCGCGCGCAGCCAGACCCTGCTCGTAGGATTCAATCATCTTCTTGAACGTGTTACCCGAACGACGTTCGAGTTTCTCCAAGTAACGCGTCGTAGTTTCACCGGAAAAAACCCTGATTTCCAGCCGCAGCGTATCTTCCTCCGGCGTTACAAAGATGCGGTCGATATACTTTTCCACAAAGGCGCGCGTGATCATACCGTTTTCCGCATCCTGGACGGCGGCGCGCATCGTCTCACGAAGCTGCTGCAGATGCGCCTGCAATTCCGCGCGGCTGAGCTGCTGCTGTTCCAGCTCATACAGTTCCTGCTCGGCTTGGCTGATTTCCCGGTCGCACGCGGCGTTCATGGAAAGAAAATCACGGTCGCTGATCTGTCCGGAAGCATTGTAGCCGAGCAGCTTACCCTTCTTCTTTTGGGCAAGCTCTATTTTTTGGTGAAGCGCATCCAACTGCACCACGACGCCGTTATCGTCGTTTTCCAGCGAGCGGTACATCTCCAGATAGCGTTCGATCAACGCCTCCGTATCCGCCCGCGTACCCTGGAATACGCTGAACAACACCGGCTTTAATTCGTCCTCATACAGCGGGACGGAGGGGCAGGAATCCGCGCCGTTTTTGATTTTGCCGGAACAGACCCATTTACTGTTCATATTACCCTGTTTGTCTTTGGAATCGCGGCGGTAATACGCCGTGCCGCAATGGGTACAAAACAGCTTCCCCGTCAGCAGGTTGCTGTGGTTACATTGGTTCTGACGGCGTTTTACATCGGTACTGCGCCGGGAGAGGACGGCGTTTGCTTCGTCCCAAAGCTGTTCGGGCACGATGGCGGGTACGATGTCTCCGGTTTCATCCTTAAACATCACCCACTCCTCCGGCGGGAGGAATTTTTGTTTTTTGGTGAACATATCCACAATGCGCACCTTGTTGCCGACATAATACCCCTTGTACTTCGGATTGGAGATCATACCGGACATCGTTGTATGTGCGATACGCTTGCCGTTGTGGTTGCGGTAGCCCTTTTTCCAGAACAGGTCTTCGATCTGTTTCATACTGTATTCGTCGGTCGCGTACAGCTCAAATAACTTGCGTACCATCGGCGCTTCGTCCTCATCAATCACAAGGCGCTTGTCCTGCTTGCGGTAACCGAAAATACGGCCGTTACCCAAAACCACGCTGTTCTTGATCGCCTGCTGGTGGCCAAATTTTACGCGGGAGGACAGCTTGCGCAGTTCATCCTGCGCAATACCGGACATAATCGTCAGCCGCAGCTCAGAATCTTCGTCAAAGGTATTAATGTTATCGTTCTGAAAAAAAATGCCGACCCCTGCGGCCAGGAGGTCGCGGGTATATTGAATGCTGTCCAGCGTGTTGCGCGCGAAACGTGTGATTTCTTTTGTGATAATCAGGTCAAACAGTCCGGTTCTGCCATCCTCGATCATGCGGTGAAAATTTTCGCGTTTTTTCGTGGTCATGCCGGAAAGGCCCTCGTCGATATAGCCCTCCACGAACGTCCATGCCGCGTTGCGCGCGATCAGATCGCGGTAGTAGCCGATCTGGTTGTCCAGCGAATTGAGCTGTTCATCGCTTTCACTCGAGACGCGCGCATAAAAGGTGACGCGAAGAGGAATATCATATACCGAGCGGGTCTTGAGCTGCTGCCGGATGCTATGGATGTCCATTTTCGTGCCCTCCCCTACAAAAGTCATTGTATCATGTTTATAATATCACAGAATGTCTTTCATGGCAACAGCGGTCTGTTGACAGGAAAAATGAAGAGGTGTAAAATGTACGTAAAATTACATTGTTCCGTGTTTTTTGTTCTTTGTTCTCCAGGATACAGTAAAAAATATGTTTATAGCCGCACCATATTTATAAAATTAATAAGATATCAACATAAAAAGAAAGGCACGATATGGCAAACAAATTGGGGGAAACGACAAGGTGTTGTTTATACCACTGGCGTTATGACGATCTGACAGAGGGCTGTTTTGTCGTGGATGACGAGACAGGCAAAGTAATAAAAAAACGTGTATTTGACAATAGGCATCGGGAATCAAAAAAAGATAGGATAAAGTATCAAAAGAAAGAAAAATCCGATGCCGATAAAAACGGGCGAACTTTTAAAACAAAAAAACTAAAACTCCATGTGGGCATCAATTACATTAAGCATTACCATTGTGAAGCTACACATATTAAGAACGGCTTAGAAGAATTTACAACTATGCTATCTATTTGCGGCAGTGATGAGGTACAAAGGGCACAAGCCATTCAGCTGGTTAGCGGCCTGCTGTCTGCTTACATTGTACGAAAGGCGGCGAATACAGGTGCGCTTGATGATTTTTCCAAACACAAATGGCGTGGGCTGATTTTTTCGTGTCCTTACAGTACGGGTGCATTCGAAACGATTGCCCAAATTGTAGCAACCGTTTCCGTGGATACTATTTATCAAAACAAGGGGGCTGATTTCCTCGTCTCCGCATCTGTGCTTTTACCAGATAGGGCGGTCTCAAAATCCCTGGCAGGCGATGCGGTAATTTATTTTAATGGAGGCACCCAATGTCATAACAAAAAATTTGCGCTTCCCGCACAATATCGGGATACTTGTGTCTTGATAGATGGCCGAGCATATTCTACAGGGGATATCCGAAACTTTGAACGGCGTAATTTGTGGAATACAATCGTCGTATATGGCAAACCTGCATCGGTCTCACTTGTTGATACTATTCCACTGAAAAGTGAGTCCTTTGGAGAAAATCATCTAAAATTTAATTACAAGCCTGTACGCAAGCTATGTCGAGGCTTTGCTGGTTGGATCGGAAACATGAAAAAAAAGAAGTTTTCTAAAACATTGCAAAATGTATGGAACGATCTGCTAACATATAATTGCGCATTCCGCACCGCGCGTATTAAACGCGGCGATTTGTACCACACTTTTTTGCAAGTGTCTGCTCTAACATTATTTTTGAATTACATTTCTATGTTCCTACCGTATTGGATACAAAGAAAAAGCCCTTCTTCGGCACATAAAATACCGAAAAATGGCATAAACCAAGGGCTTTCGAGGTCAATCGCTGACTTCGGAAGCCCTTATTTGCTTTATGGAATTGTGGTATGCCGGCCGGCTGCACGATGCAGTGTCAACCTTGCGGTGTAGTGAAAATCGAATAATTAAAAGGTGAAAAGAGTGGATGTCGAAAACATTTACTCACTCCTCTTTGCCCTTTCCTCCGCGAGGATACGGTGCTTTATCTCTCCATTCAACACCATTCTTGGTGTGATACCTCTGCGAATGCCATGGAACTTCATGTTCACGTGGAGACGATCGTTCTCTGCTGTCCGAGTGAGGCGAGCTGTAGCTATCGTCGTCAACAGCATATGACTTCTTATCATCTGTTGATGAGTCGCTCCTCACATCATCAGGGTGAGGTGTTTCCTTGGAACTATTACCAGAAGATGTTGCTGCATCAATTATTGCAGGAATTGTTGTCACCAAAAACGTGATGACGCCACCAACAATCTCTCCCTTGTGGTCGCGCCACAACTGTTTGGCTGTGTTTCCAACACCAGTAAAAAAATGCTTAACCCCATCGGGCTTCATAGCATTCTTTTTAAGAGGTGGCTGATGGGCTGTACCTGTAGAATCAGAATGCTCAAACTGCCTTGGGGTGCTTTCCTTCACCGGTGGTTCTGCATATAAAGACTCAGCGGACTCAGTGGATTCGGCCGCACAGTCTGTTTCTTCATTCACCCCAACCACCTCTGCAATAGGTTGGCTCTATGTTCCTACCGTATTGGATACAAAGGCAAAGCCCTTATCCGGCACAGAAATACCGAAAAAGGGCATAAAACAAGGGCTTTCGAGGTCAATCGCTGACTTCGGAAGCCCTTGTTTGCTTTATGGAATTGTGGTCTGCCGGTCGGCTGCACGGTGAAATGTCAGCCTTGCGGTGTAGTGCAAAGCGAATAATTAAAAGGTGGAACAGTATCTCATATATACAGCCATCTATTGCCATCCCAGTAAGGTTGTTCTTGATTCCGGGACTCATGCAATTCGTCAAACAAATTAAACGCTACCACCCTTGCCGTGTCGAAGTCGGTAATCTTTCTGCCGTGATACTCCCAACGCTGAGTTCCTTTGAAAATAATACCCCAGCCTGAGCCGTATTTGCTCTTCATGATAGTAATATAGTCGCCCTTGTAGCGTAGTGTAAAGTTGCCGGTTTCGGGCTTACGATACCACTCTTGTTTCATGAAGTTTTTCCTTCGGTTTACACGGTTTTTTAGGTTACGCTCTCGTTCTTGAGGAGTCACATAATCGCATATCATTTTTGAAGCACAATCGCATCCTACTCTTATCTCGCCATCATAGTCGGGGTGTTTAAGCAGATGGACATATCGGATTTTTTCCTTTCCACACATTTCGCATTGCTCATACGGAATAGGTTCATCAGGGTAAACATTCTCCCCCAAATCCTCCATCCCAATATAATCCCACCCCTTATGTGGAATATCTGGTTTATTCCAACGCAACAAAATCACCCCTCGCAATAATCATATTGGTCTCATTTTCCCCTTTTATCGGCTACAAAGTTCAAACTCCAGTACACTCTCTGAGGATTTTGAATGATCCCCTTTTTCTTCAAATCAGTCCTTATCCATCTCATCTGATATGCAAATTCTGTACCAGTGCAATTTGCATCTTCGATTTCCAAGACTTCTTTAGGAATCTTTAGGCGAAATGCAACTTTTGTATTGATATCGGCAGCTTTAAGCATCTCCTGTGTTTCCGAAAGAACCAAAACAGTTGCCTCTGCAAGTAAACTCTTTGATGGTAATACGCCCATGATAACCTCCAGAAAAAATATATGTTTATTCCGTGCCGGTCATCACCGGCAGATTTTTGGATACCAACATATCGTTACATTCGTGAATTGATCCCATGTAAAGGTGGTTAAGAAAGAAATTATACATCAAGTGAGCCTCGTTCTGTGCCAATCGCAATGTAAAGCCAGATCTACTGATAAGTGCATTACTCAACTCTGGCGGCAGATTCATACCAATACACACAGCAACCACACAGTCAACATTTTTGGGGTATGCCGGATTGTTTCGCATACGCTGAACCAACTTTGTGGAAATAAGAGCCTTTTCTGCCAGGGTCTCTTCGGAGATTTCTACCCATTCCATAAGGTAGAGCAAGGCGGCACCAAATTGGGCTGCTAGTTCTTGAAGAACTCGTTGAATCTCCATTTCTCGTGCAAGGATGGCATCTGCTTTTCCCATAACATCAGCGCTGACCTCTTTGGCAAAAGTGGTCTGGAACACAATGCCAGAATCCACATCTCTAAAGAGAACGCACTCTTTATAAAATTCCTCGCCGTATTTATTCGTTGCCTTTACTTTCAGTTTGAAGACCAGGCAACATTCATCAATGTGCAAACGACCATACTCGGTCATCTTCACAGTATTATTTTCGTCCCTGGTGACATACTTCGGATCGTTCAAACACATATGCGAATCCACATATATGTATGAGCCCTTTTGAGATTGAGCAGAAAGGCGCATATCGCTGAAGGCGATGATTTGGGCATCGTCCGCGCTGATACAGTATGTCTGGTCTTTCTGCAAACTGCCTTTTTTGAAGGCGTGTGGTTTTACATAGTGTCCGTCAATATAAGTAAACGCACCGATAGCCTCTTCGTAGCCTGCATCCACCATACGCATTTTTGCTGCATGGCGTGAGACAACAAAAAAGGTAGCGAGGGCATCAATGACAGCCTCCATCACATCCACGATATGTGCTGCATTCATTTCCCGTTGGAATATACGGACAAATTCGGCAGCTTTTGTCTTAAACGCACCTATCGGCATCTGGATGCGAGGTGCCAGCGAGTTTGCCTGCCACTCCATCCAATCAGCGGCGGTACGGTCGGAAGAACCCTTTGACCCGCCAATGACCATGCACTTTATTTGTGTTGCATCGCGGTTATAAAGCCGCTCCAGTTCAAAGGCTTTTCTGTGCTGATCCCAATGGACGCACTCATGTACGATGGTGTTGTTGACAGAACCCAGATTCCTTAAATGGAATGCTTTGGGGGCTACAACGATGGTTTTTGCCGGAAAGTGAGCAGCTTCCACTTTTCCCGTGGCAGAGTTAAATACTTCTGTGGTACAGTCTTGGAAGAAAATCTGTCCAAATACAGAAAAATCCTCCGTCAGTTCCTGGGTAACAACCGAAAGACCGAGCCTATCGGCAAAAACCATAGGGTCAATAGGCATAGGGGTTTGCAGGGCTTCTGGGTAGTATTTTCGCAAAAACTCCGTAGCTATCTTATCGAGGTCGATTTTATAACTAATCGGAACAAGGGAATCTGACAAAGGTTTGTATTGCTTGTTCTTTTGATTGTATTGATCAACTCGAAGGATACGGAGGTCATCCAGATTTTTGGATAAATCAGCCATACAGGAAAGGAATGAACCAAGGGAAACAAGTATCCTCCTCAACATCACGGTGGCGGTGGTGTTCTTTAACATAAACCTCCGCTTCAACAATGACATCAAATGCGATTTCCATACCATCCCTGTCATCTATCCCTACGGACTTAATTGTGAAATCGGAGAGTTCTGCATAATCGGGACTGCTGACCGTGTGGGAACTCAGTTCGATATTATGGCGGTTTTGTATGACATAAGATTTTATGGCGTTGAAGAACTGGTCATAAAATCTGCTGCCGATGTATTCCTTAAACGAACGGTCAGCCACAAAAATCCCTCCTCTTATAGATTCGTTAGTGGTGACATTCCTGACTTTTTCAGGAACTCATTGCACTCATATACTGTGTTGTTGTATGCAGCATCAATAAGGTATTGATACGCTCGTTCTTTTGGGGTCTTACGCAATTGATACCCTGCCGCACCAAGCAGATTCATAATCTGGTGAGGGAACAAATGCAAAGCGATACCAATTGCAACAACATTTTCAAGTGTTGGGCGTTCACCTTCGTCATTTTTGTATCGACGAATTGTGCGGTCAGAAATACCTGTTAATTCAGCTAGACCCTCTTCAGTAACATCTTTCAGTTCCATGAAGAAAGACAACATTCCGCCAAAATTAAAGGGAGGTTCTTGACCACCACCAGATGTGATGTTCCGAAACATTTCTTGAGAAATAGTGTCAATTGATGCGACCTTTTCAGCATGGGCTATCCGCTTACCCTTATATTTTCTGGCAGAATGATATAATTCATTGGGTTTTGGCTTCCTCTCGACAAAGAAATACTCTTCGCACAAGCAAAAAGCCGTCAGTCCATTTTTATCTCCGAAAAGTTTTGGGGAACGAAAAAACGAGTGGACATCAATACTCTGTTCCAACAGGATAATTGCTATCGGACGAAGGACAAAAAGACCATCAATATAAATGTACTTTCCGCTATCAACGGCTCTTCGAAAATCATGATGCCGTTTATAATACGACAGCACCTGCTCTTTCGGTAAGCGAAGGACTCGCTTTTCGGAAAAGACACGTCCGTCTGTATTATCATTTTTCTTTGATGGTGCAGGACGAGCACCAGGAGCCATGTCTTTCCCTCCTTTTACAAGAATAAGGTTTGAATATCGATTTTCGAATTTTCAATGTAGTGCCGATACATCAGTTCTGCAGGCAGTAATCGCACTTGGATGTCCTGCAGTCCTAAATTGCTTAACATAGCAAAAGAAACAGTACCTATTGGAACAATCTCCCTCAAAGCCGTGGGCATAAGGAAACAGTTACGCACCGTGCTAATCTGATGCGCCTCTACAAAGGGCTGATACGCCAACTTGTACAAATACTGCTTAGTTATGGATTCAATACCGGGCTGGCCACGCAGCTTCTTATTGTGTTCCAACTGGATGTTATAATACTTTGCATCGAAAATAACAAACTGATAGTCTTCGTTGATATTGACAAGAGAAACGATGTCTGGGATAAGCGTGTCCTCTGCCAGCTTTGCAAACGGCTCACCGCTCGGTGCAGTTCCAGTCCACTGCGGTTTATCAATCAAATCAATGAGTTTCTTATGCCGCATATCGCAGTATTGCTCTGCTAACGGTACAGGCAGTCGCAGTCCGCCGATTGGCTTATGCAACTGGTTGTCCATTACTTCTGCACAGACCTTTTCCCATACAAGATTGAAGCTATTTGTGCCGAACATACTGAAACAGTCGAGATCGTCCAGTGTACTGCTGTTGGCTATGTAGGCATACAGCGTTTTCAGCAGAAGCTGTTTGCGGGTATTGAACTGGACATTGAGTTCTTTGACAATGCGATCTAGGACATACTCCTTGTCACCAAAGTCTTCGATATGCTCATCAGAAATATCGACACCCATAATATCGAATAAATCTAACAGATCGGCATCTCGTAATTCCTCCGTACAGCGGGTGAGTATACACTCATGCAGGCGCTTGAAGAAATCGAAATCGTCATTCACTCGCTTCATGGTCAACAATTCCGGGTAATACGGCCGGTTGTTGCTTAAAAGTGTGAATGTTTCGTTGATGGTCTTATCCCAAAGAATGTCGCCGGACCCGTTGGACTCGATGATATCCTGCGTGTTGGTATAGGCACCATACTCGAAATAATCCTGGAGGAGGAACAGCATAACAGCCAACATATTAAATGCACTGCTGTCACTCGTATCGTTGTACATACGAATGATTTGTTCCTTGGAATTGTACTTTTCCAAAACCTTCAGCACTTGTTTCAGTTCTGCTTTAGGAGCCGTGGCATCAAGCAGATATTTCGGATAGCATTTCAACACACGACCCTCAATTGTAATAACGCCCACAAAAGTAAACACATACAGATATTCGTTTTCGCCGACCTCAACATCGGCGATTTCTATGTCCTCATCCAACAAATCAGTGAGATCCTTCTGTGTGTCATTTGCTTTTACGGCCTTCAGAACGCCATATTCTTTCAAGCGCTTCAGAATGCGAACAGTCTTTTCCTCGGAGCAACGAAACTCTTTAACCAGGTCTTCCTGGGTATAGCGTTTTTGTTCTTGTAAAAATACTGAAATCATTCTCCATCATCCTCTGGGAAATTATCAATAAACAGACTGCTGATTCCTTCGCAGAAAATATAAACACCCTTGGTGTCAAATTCCCTGCAAATCTTGGAATACTGGTTCTTTGCCTTCTCATCGCAGCCGCCGAACAGCGTAATGCGCTTCTGTTTTGCGGCATCATCAAACAGGTACATAATGACCTTGTTCTTAAAAATACGGGTGAAGACGGCAGGGTCAATCATTTCGCCATCTGGCAGATTCTTCTTGGAAATGAAATACGGACCCATCAGCTTATCCTCGTTCACCTTGTAAGTGAGCAGTTCATTATTGATAGCCTTGCGGAGCGCATTCCATTCCACAATGCGGCGATAATCACTTTGACCGAGGATGACCTTTTTGCCAACGATTCCGGCTTCACTATCATCGATGCCCAAATAGGTGAAATCCCATCTGCGCTTAAACGCCGTATCCATCGGGAATACGCCCTGGTCAGCACTGTTCATGGTGGCCCAGATAAACATATTGTCTGGGATGCGGATTTCAGCGTAATCGTCGGGATTGCCGCCGAGTTCTCCTGCCAGATACTTTTTGATGTCCTCGGATGCCTGAATCGGATATTCGCTGACCTCGTCATCACCACGGTCAAGCAACTGGAATACATCACCGAACACGGCAGCGACATTGGCACGATTGATTTCCTCGATTACAAGCAGGAAAGGTTTGGGGGCATCAGTTCTGCTGTTCAGGAGGGCTTTCACATAAGTACGCATGAACGGACCAGGTACATAGGAATAAGTGATGGCATCCTTGCCATCGCTGTCCTTGCAAGGCACAGGTTTATATGTACCGACAAAATTGGCGTAGGAGTAGTCCGGGTGGAATGTCACACGCTCGTATTCGCCACCATCAGTCAGCAGGATGTCTTTTTCACAGTTCAGAGTAAAACTTTTACCAGTTCCAGGTGCGCCAAAGAGAATGCGGTTACGAGCAAATTCACTCTGATAACCTGTGTTATAATGTATTTCTTGCACAACGCTTCTCTGCTCGACCAAAAAACGTTTATATAGATCCAAGCCAGCAGACAACGAGCCATTACCGCGATTGCGGTTAAATTCCTCAAAACCATCATCTGCCTTAATAGCTGCCTCTGCTCTTTCAAACACTTCAATATCATCGATCTCAAAAATGGACGAGAAGGGGGCGATAGCATCCCCAAAAGTTGTGCTCACCGCTCTCAAGGCGCTAATGTACTGATTCCTGGTATTTTCCGAGTAGTGTTCGCCGTTATCCCTTTCTAGTTCTTCAAACCATGCCTTAAAGGCTGCTTCATTGTCAATAGAAGCGTCAGGCAATGGCTCGTTGTGATTTGCAAGTTCAGTTACGAGAGAACCATGAATCCATTCTGCATTACGAATATAAAAATACATGAACTCTTTGCGAAAAGCGCAGGCATATTCACCAGAGCCTTTATCTTGCTGCACAAATCCCTCTTTCATTGCTTGGGCAATTGTCGCAATTTTGATTTGTTTGGAGATGGGGGTTTCTGCTCCGGCAGTTGAAGATTTCAGCTTCCATGCGCAAAAAATCGTCTGACCGTCACGCCTGTAAACGCCTAATTGAACTGCTAAATGACCGCTTTGCATTTGACCAAAAGCATAGTTGATATATTTGCTTTTTTGCTGAGTGCGCTGTTCATCGTTCAAATTAGAACGACCTCCAGGTGTTGTGCCTTTAGCACAAATGATGACTTTATCTTGTTCAGTCTCTTCAAAAGTGACTTCATATACCTCGGACAAATTATCACTGACTGATTCGCAGTGTACAATATGACCGAACTGCTCAAATGCTGACAAAAGTTCGGTTCGAACTTGTTCAGATGAAAGAGAATCTGTTGCCCGATTATAGTCAGCAGATACAATTTCGCCGTTACCAAGCGCCCATTGATATTCTGGCATAGGTATCCCTCCTTATTCGAAGACTTTTATATGCTTTGCATTCAAAGACTCACGATTGAAAATATCTAATATTTTTGTGGGTTCCTCAATAATTGCATCGATATCCGAACCCTCGACCATTATGATGCATAGGTTCATCGCTCTCATAATCTGATTGGCATACTCTCTAGCAGTTTCGGATACTGTGCCTGTTGTCATTATGACAATGGCATTTGTTCTTAAAACATGAGACAGCCCCACTTCTTTGGCAATCTGATCAAGAGACACTCTGTTTGTGTTTTTGCACTGAACCTGCCATCTGGTATATAACAACCGACTGGAATCAAAGAGGACATCAACCTCTGCGCCTGCTGTTTCGCTTCCTTTGAGGCGTGTCTGAATAAAATCCAGGCCGATTATTCTCATGACTTTTATAGCAAAAGCCTCTAAAGCAAGTCCTTTCAAATGAGTACTGTCAGAATTCATATCCTCTCTGAGTTCAGAAAGGGGCTTTTGAAGGTGTTCTACTATTTCGCTTTCGGTTTTTCCTTCAAGTTGTTGCAGGGTAGGTAAAACAATTTCCCGCATTGTCAATTCCGTCATTTTAATTAACGGAGTTCTAGCGCCATGACCTTCGGTGGTTCTTTGTACTTCAATGAGACCTTTCTGCTGCAATGGCTGAATGACTGCCTGAGAAAAATTACTTTGACCAAAGGCAATACCATATGTAGCTGTTGCCAATCTTCGGATATCCGCCGCCTTTTGGAATTCCAATGTATGGGTGTTACATAATGCACGCAGAAAATAGTATTGCTCCGAGTTCAGCGTTTTTAATAATCTAAACTCTGCCTCGGTTAATTCAGTAAGTTCACTTAACCTGTGTTCGTCAATTCGCCATGCCTGTAAAACCCCTGCTTTGGCTAACCACAACTTCATAACAGGAATATTGTTGGATGTCTGGCTCAGTTCAAATCCATTTGCGTTTAATTTGGCGGCAACAGTTTCCTTGGTTATTTTCTCTCCGTTACGCTTCATACTGCGTAATGTATCGATAAGCACCATACCATTCAAATTTTTCAATATGTGCTTAACTAGGGTTTCGCACTGCTCAGATTCATCTCTGATGCTGTGTAGCCGACGTCCGAATTCTGTGAAATGTACGCCACCGCCAGATTCCATAATTCCGTAAGATACCAAGGAGTTTTTGCAGTTTCCTGCCATAGTACGACGCTCTCGTTCGGCCTTATTGCTAAAAAAAGCAGCTACAATTGCATCGATTAACGGAGCGGTTTCATCTCCTTCGTTTTCAGAAACCAGTTGCAACAATTGAGACAAATCAATTTGATTGGGAGAAAATTGTGTGCCGAAAGGTAATGTATTAGGCATAGTTATCCCTCCTTAAAGTACTGTTCAGCTATTGCAGTTGCGATTTGAGCAACAAGGTGCGGAGGAACAGCGTTACCGATTTGTCGCCATTGATCCTTAAAGTCACCGCAAAATTCGTAATCATCATCAAACGTCTGAATGCGCTTGATTTCATTAATGCGAAGAAAGCGATTTTTCCAATGGAAAGGCCCCATATTGTTAGAGAAACTTGCCTGGATTGTCCACGAAGGTTTTTCAGGAGAAAGTTTCAACAGGAACGACCAATAGCGAGATCTCCACTTGAAAATGGGTTCAGGATAGCCACGTTCTGCAGTGAAATACAGATAATTGTCGCCGGGAGGAACGAGTTTGAGAAGATCTTTATGCTTTGAACCAGCCTGCATATCCTTATCTTCAGGGAGGTCATAGTCCAAATCACCAATAGCATCACCACAGGTAACCCAAGGTTTCTTTCCTAATGCAGCATCGCCACCAGGTTTTTCAGGGTTAAAGTGTGTCTCCTCGGGAAACACGAATGGTTTGCCGATGTCTCGTCTAACGCCAATGCAAATGAAGCGCTCTCTAATCTGAGGAACACCATAATTTGCGGTGTTGATAACCTTAAAGCTTATATCATAACCTAGGGTATCAGCGCGTTCTTTCAGAAGATCAAATGCAGCTTGGTGAGGTTTATAAACAAATCCAAACACATTCTCGAAGAAGAATACCTTGGGGCGAATTTCCTCAAGTGCTCGGAAATACTCATACAGAGTAAAGGAGTTCTCGTCTTCGAGTGCACGTTTCTTGTCAGTTCTGTAAAATCGCGATTTTGAATACGCGGGGCACGGAGGACCTCCCGCTAATACATCGATGTCTTTTACGGTCAATCCGATCTTTGCCAACTCATCAGCATAGTTGACAGTTTGGATGTCAGCACACTTTACTAGTTGACCGACCTTGTTTCTTTCAAGCGTATCACAGGCCGGTTTCCAAAAATCAGTGGAGAAACAGATATCAAACCCAACTCGCTTAAAGCCACAGTCGATTCCACCACCGCCAGAAAAAATACTTAATACTCTCATCCGTCTATGCTCTCTTTCAAAAATTCTATCATCGCCTTGCCCATAAGAGAAGGCACGGCATTACCTATCTGCTTTTGCACGGATCTCCTGTTGCCGTAGAACTTATAGCCTCTGGGAAAGGATTGAATAGCAGCAATTTCAGGCACACGCAGTCTACGATTATCCCAATGGAACGGTCCTACCCATGGGCCAGGTTGAGCAGTAATAGTCCAAGAGGGAACATCTGGAGACAACTTAAGGAGAAAACTCCAAAACCGTTTATCTGCAACAAACTTGGGGTTGGGGTATCCATACCAAGCGGTCAATGCCTTATAATTCATTCCAGGAGGTACCTCACATAGGTCCGCATGGTAAGTGCCGCCCTCTGTCCTTTCTTCGGGTTCGAAGTACTCCGGCCCATCAAAACCAGCGATTACCTCGCCAACTGGAACATATGGCAACAAGCCGGTCCGTACACATTCATCAGGAGGGCAGTGAGTCTTTCTGGGTTCCTCTGTCTTGAACTCACCAGTAGTTCCGATTATAAAAAGTCTTTTTCTTCTTTGCGAAACACCATAATCAAGTGCGTTCGCTTTTACAATTTTATACTTATAGCCGTGCTCAGTAATGATTTCTATAAAGCAATCAACAATCACTTTGTTTGTCGGGTGAAGAAGACTTTCAACATTCTCAAAAACGAAACCGTCAGGGTGCAAGTCTGTAACTACGCGCAAATACTCATCCACAAGAGTTGCTCTGGGATCATTGATACCTCTACGTGTATTATTACCAACCCAATAGCCTGCTTTGGAAAAAGGCTGGCAAGGCGCTCCTCCAATTACGATGAATTTGTCATGAGGGGTTCGATTGACAATATCCATAAACACTTGGCTATCAATTTCATGCAAATCTCCATGGATTACTTCGCTGTCTTTATAAAGGTCATTCATTTTTAATGTTTTGATGCAATCAGCATCAAAGTCTGTGCTAGAAGCAACAGGGACTCCAGCCATGAAACTAGCTACATCCAGTCCACCTGCTCCAGAAAAAAGGCTGATTGCAATAATTTTCTTACTCATATATATCTAACACCTGTTACCTTTCAATTTCTGCAATATCGCTTAATTCACAGTTAAGAACATCACATATCCGTACAAGCACTTCAAGTGAAACATATTCGTTTCGGCTCATTTTTGCAAGTGTACTCGATGCAATATCTGTTTTCTTTCTCAAATCCGTCTTTGTCATATCCTTGTCTATTAGAAGTTTCCAAAGCCGCTTATAGTTAATTCCCATAATACACCTTACCTTTCTTGCAGTTGCTCGTAGCACATCTAATATAATATTATACACCTAAAAGAGCGAGATGTCAATGATTTTTGACGAGTTCTCGAATTTAATGTTGCGACTGTCGTGTAAATAATCTGTGAACTCATTTTGGAATCTATTAACCTTTTTATTTAATAGTATCAAAAACCAAGTCCAATAAACGGGACTGATGTGCTTGAACATTAAGCGATAAAAAAATTTTTGGGGTTGCTGGACATGATTTGTCCAGTCTTGTAGCGGTTCTTTGTTCTCATATGAATAAATTCTCCCTCTCCTGTTGGTTGTAAAACTACCTGGAAAGGGCTTTTCTGTTTATTACCATCGTTTTTAACGGACACGGCGTGTCCGGGTCAAATAGCAGTCTTTCTTCTATAATTAAGGCACAGTCAGACAGAAAACTGTCGACTTCCATCATCCACAGCATCACTTGATCACTGATGGCTCAACTTTGGGCGATGGACAAGTAAATACCACGGCTGCCCATTGAGCGGGTCAGCCGCATTCCGAAACGGAGATAATCCGTCAGGACTGCGGTTCTTTCACTGCGCCCATTTTGCAGCCGACCCGATTCCTCCGTTTCGAGATTTTCGACAAACGGAGGAATTTTTATGAAAATCAACGACAACCAGCCCTACATCTACATCCGCTCTACCCGTGAGCGCATCCCGGTCACCCAGCAGGAGTTCAACGACTACTACCGTGACATCAATACATTTCGGAAAAAGCAACAGCGCCACGGTCGCTGTGTCTGCCCGGAGCGCAAGCGCCTGGACTGTGACATGGATTGCATGACCTGCCCCTTCCATAGAGCCGGTGATGGGCTATCCCTGGATTACACCACCGTTGATGACGAGGGCAACGAGCAGGCTTGGGCTGACACTTTGGCAGACGATTCACCGCTCATGGACGAGATCATCGCTGACAGCTAGCAGTTAGAACAGCTTTTTACCCGGCTCAAGGAACTGATGCCGGAAGCTATTCAAATCGGTGAGCTTCGTCAGGAGGGTCTGTCTGAGGATGCAATCGCAGCCAAAATCGGGACAGGCCGTAAGACATACGCCTATCGGCTGAAAAAGGTCGCCGCTATCCTTGCAGCCGAGTTCCCAGAATTTTTCTAAAAAAGTTTTGCGGATTTTTTCCGAAACGCCTCTCACGTGTCCAGTGGGAAGTGTAAGGAGCAACCCGACACCGCTCCTTCCAAGGAGGTGAACGAGAATGCATGAGTCCGCAAACAAGATGATGACCCCGGAAGAGGAACTGGTTGATATCCTCCTGGATTTCATCATCGTAGCCGCAAACCTGGCGAAGAAAATCAACCAGGCAGTCAATCAGAAGCAAATCAAGGAAGGAGGCACCGTCAATGGGCAAAGTCAGCGAACTGGACATGGCAATCAGCGACCTTCGCAAAGCTGCTGCCGCTATTAACGATGTAGCGGACACCCTGGCTGGGATGTTCAGCGGTGCCGCCACCGAGGAAGCCCCGGAGCCCCCCTCTCACCCTGGAGCAGGTCAGAGCCGTTCTCGCCGAAAAGTCCCGCAACGGACACACCGCTGAGATTCGCGCTCTGCTCCAGAAGTACGGAGCTGCGAAGCTGTCCGGCATCGACCCCGCCCACTACAAGGCTCTGCTTGCAGAAGCGGAGGTGATGACAGATGCCACCTAAAGCACACGCCACCCTCTCCGCATCCTCATCGAAACGCTGGCTTAACTGCCCACCTTCCGCAAGGCTCTGTGAGAACTTCGAGGACCGGGGCAGCGACTATGCTGCTGAAGGCACCGATGCTCACACTCTTTGTGAGTTCCGGCTGAAGCAGGCCCTGGGGATGCCCACCGAAGACCCCATCGAAAATCTATCCTGGTATAACACCGAAATGGAAGAATGCGCCTCCGGCTATGCCGCCTATGTGGTGGAACTGCTGGAAACGGCAAAGCAGACCTGCTCTGACCCTGTGGTCATGATTGAGCAGCGCGTTGACTTCTCCCGCTGGGTGCAGGATGGGTTCGGTACTGCCGACTGTATCGTAATCGCCGATGGCGTTATGAACATCGTGGATTACAAGCACGGCAAAGGGGTCGAGGTTTCCGCAGTGAGCAACCCCCAGATGAGGCTCTACGCTCTGGGCGCTCTGGAGATTTTCGATGGCATTTACGACATCGACCGGGTCTGCATGACTATCTTCCAGCCCCGCAAGAGCAATGTCAGCACCGACTTCATCGAAAAGGATGCTCTGCCTGAATGGGCAGACGGAGACCTTTCCGAAAGAGCAAAGCTGGCCTACGAGGGGCTTGGTGATTTCCACTGTGGTGAAGGTGTCGCTTCTGCAAGGCGAAAGCCGAGTGCAGAGAACGCGCCGCCGCCAACCTGGAACTGGCTCGTTACGAGTTTGAAGCCCCGGCACTCCTTGAGGATGATGAGATCGCTGACATCCTGGGCAAGGTCGATGCACTGACCACCTGGGCCAACGATGTCAAGGAGTACGCTCTCCAGCAGGCTGTCAGCGGCAAGGAATGGGCTGGCTGGAAGCTGGTCGAGGGTCGCTCTAACCGCAAGTACACCAGTGAAGCCGTTGTCGCCGCCACCGTTGAGAGCGCAGGCTTTGACCCCTATGAGCGAAAGGTCCTGGGCGTAACCGCCATGCAGAAACTGCTCGGCAAATCACGCTTTGAGGAACTTCTCGCTCCCTACATTGAAAAGCCGCAAGGCAAACCCACGCTTGTGCCGGACAGCGATAAACGCCCGGCAATGAACACCGCAAAAAATGATTTTATGGAGGAATTTTAATATGTCTAACAACACAACCAGAGTCAACAACCCTATGAAGGTCATCACCGGTCCCGACACCCGTTGGTCTTACGCCAATGTCTGGGAACCCAAGTCCATCAACGGCGGCACTCCCAAGTTCAGTGTCAGCCTCATCATCCCCAAGTCCGACACCAAGACGGTCGCTAAGATCAAGGCGGCTATCGAAGCTGCCTACCAGGAGGGTCAGTCCAAGCTCAAGGGCAACAGCAAGTCTGTGCCGCCCCTCGCTGCCATCAAAACCCCTCTGCGCGATGGTGATGTCGAGAGACCCGATGACCCCGCATACGCCAATGCCTACTTCATCAACGCCAATTCCGCAACTGCTCCCGGCATCGTGGATGCTGACCGCAACCCTGTGCTGACCCGCTCCGAGGTTAACTCCGGCGTGTACGGTCGCGCCAGCATCAACCTCTACGCCTTCAACAGCAACGGAAACAAGGGCATCGCCTGTGGGCTGAACAATCTTCAGCTCATCCGTGCCGGTGAGCCCCTCGGCGGCAAGGCAAGTGCCGAGTCTGACTTCGCTACCGATGCGGATAATGACTTCCTGGCTTAATGGAGGTGGCGAAGATGGATATTGCAACTGTTCTCTGCATCCTGCTTCTCAGCCTTTACATTCTCCTGGCGCTGTTCTGGATTGTCCGCTCCGTCATCGACACCATCGATGACCGCAAGCGTGACAAAAGGAATGCCGCCTGGGAAGCCGAAAGGCAGCAGCTTGAAAAAGACCGCGCCCTGCGTGAAGTCGAATACCACGAGGCTCGTATGAAAGACCTCGAAGGCAAGTAATCTCGGAATTTGGGTGGCGGGAGCATTCCTGCCACCCTTATGTCCTATGGAAAGGGCGTGAATACATGAAAACTCTGTCAATTGATATTGAGACCTACAGCGACCAGAACCTTGCGAAATGTGGGGTGTATCGCTATGTGGAGTCTCCCGTTTTTGAAATCCTGCTGTTCTCATACAGCGCAGACGGACAGCCGGTGCAGCTTGTCGACCTTGCCTGCGGAGAGAAAATCCCGGACGAGGTTATCACCGCTTTGGAGGACGAGTCTGTCACGAAGTGGGCATTCAATGCCGGATTTGAACGCATCTGTTTGTCCCGCCACCTGGGGTATCCCACCGGGGATTACCTCGACCCGGAAAGCTGGCGTTGCTCCATGATCTGGGCGGCTACGATGGGGCTGCCCCTCTCACTGGAAGGTGTCGGTGCCGTGCTTGGCTTAGAAAAACAGAAGCTGACCGAGGGCAAAGACCTCATCAAATACTTCTGCCAGCCTTGCGCTCCTACAAAATCCAACGGGCAACGCACCCGCAATCTGCCGTGTCATGCCCTGGACAAATGGCTGGCCTTCAAAAAGTACAACATCCGAGATGTGGAAACCGAGATGTCCATTCAGGCTCGGCTGGCAAAATACCCCGTGCCGGAATCGGTATGGGATGAATATCACATCGACCAGGAGATTAACGACCGTGGGGTGGCTCTGGATATGGAACTGGTGCGGCAGGCCATTGTGATGGATGGTCGCTCCCGCTCGGAGCTGACCCAGGCGATGAAGGAACTGACCGAACTGGAGAACCCCAACTCCGTGCTGCAGATGAAACTGTGGCTTGCCGACAACGGTCTGGAAACAGACACCCTCGGCAAAAAGGCTGTGGCAGAGATGCTCAAAACAGCCCCTCCGCAGTTGCAAACAGTGCTGTCCCTCCGACAGCAGCTTGCCAAGTCCTCCGTGAAAAAGTACCAGGCGATGGAAACGGCGGTCTGCTCGGACGGTCGCGCCAGAGGGATGTTTCAGTTCTACGGTGCCAACCGTACAGGCAGATGGGCTGGCAGGATTATTCAAATGCAAAATCTGCCCCAGAACCACCCGGAAGATCTGTCCGAAGCCCGCTCCCTTGTTCGCTGCGGTGATTTTGAAGCCGTGGAACTGCTCTACGAAGATGTGCCGGACACACTCTCCCAGCTCATCCGCACTGCATTCGTTCCCCAGGGTGACCGCAAATTTATCGTTGCCGACTTCTCGGCAATTGAAGCCCGTGTTATTGCTTGGCTTGCCGGAGAGGAATGGCGGCAGAAGGTCTTTGCCGAGGGCAAGGATATCTATTGCGCCAGCGCATCACAGATGTTTGGTGTGCCGGTCGAAAAGCATGGTATCAACGGACACCTCCGGCAGAAAGGTAAAATCGCTGAATTGGCTCTGGGCTATGGTGGCTCGGTCGGCGCTTTGAAAGCAATGGGCGCTCTGGAGATGGGTCTTTCCGAAGATGAACTTCCACCTCTGGTAGATGCTTGGCGACAGTCCACCCCCATGATTACCAGGCTGTGGTGGGCGGTTGACCGTTCCGCAATGGAGGCAGTCCGCTTTAAGTGCGAAACCGAAACCCACGGCATCACTTTTTCCTGCAGGAGCGGAATGCTCTTTATCACGCTCCCCTCGGGCAGGCGGCTTGCCTATGTAAAGCCCAAGATCGGCACTAACAAGTTCGGTGGCGACTGTATCACCTATGAGGGGGTCGGTGGCACAAAAAAGTGGGAGCGGCTTGACAGTTATGGTCCCAAGTTCGTGGAAAACATCGTCCAGGCGACTGCCCGTGACATTCTCTGCTACGCCATCAAGACTCTGCGGTGCTGCTCCATCGTGATGCACATCCACGATGAGGTGGTCATTGAAGCGGATCGCCGGATGTCCTTGCAGGCAGTCTGCGACCAGATGGGTCGAACCCCACCTTGAGCCAAAGGGCTGCAGCTTCGTGCAGATGGCTACGAGACAGATTTTTATAAAAAAGATTGATGCATTTTTCCGAAAACGGACTTTGCTGTCCAGTGGAAAGTAGAGATGGCGGCAAAGTCCATCGTGAAAGGAGTTCCAAATGAGTGTAGATAAATTCAACAGCGAGGGGTATTACGACCCCACCGCATACGAGGCCATGACCACCATTGAGAAAGAGGAACGGGCGCTCCGTGCGTTTCGCCCCATCGTGTATATCTGCTCTACATATACCAGGGAGATTTACAGTGCCAATATTCTGGAGGTCGAAGCCGGAACGAATGGGTTCCAGGGCGGCGACAGCGGTCACGGCAGTCGTGCGTACATCCGAATTGAGGATATGGGCGGGACAGATATTCGCATCAATCCCCTTGGCCGTGACGGCGAGGAGGGCTTTGAACTGTTCCCGGGTGGTGACTGTGAATTGGAACCCATGACCACCGCTCTGAAGTTCATTACCAAAGCCCTGGAAGATGGCGCCAAGGAGGTGCATGATTGATGTTCACCTTATACCATGCCGACTGTATCGGCCAAGCCAACAACTGCCTGTATCCGCACCGGGTGGAAATCACCGATGAGGCTTCTCTGGCCGAAGCTGTCAGCCGTGATTATGTCTGTGCGGAATACGAAGGCAGCTACCGCAACAACGATAACTTCCTCGGCAGCGACTGTCTGTCCGTGGAATGTGACAACGACCATTCGGATGACCCGAAGGACTGGAAAATGCCTGCGGATATTGCAGCCGCTTTTCCCGGTGTAACCTTTGCTGTCCACTACAGCCGCAACCACATGAAGGTCAAAAACGGCAGAACGGCAAGACCCAAGTTCCATGCATTCTTCGCCATCGACCGCATTGAGGATGCCGAGGAGTACAGCAATCTGAAAAAGCTGGTCAACGCCATCTTCCCGTATTTTGACACCAAGGCCCTGGATGCTGCTCGTTTCTACTTTGGTACCCGGAATCCCAATGTGGAAGTTTTCCCCGGCGATATGACCCTCACTGAGTTCCTATCTTTCAATGACTTTGATGCAGAGCTGCCGGAAGGCACACATGGCGGCAATACCGTAATTCCCGAAGGCAGCCACAACGCCACCATGTCCCGCTTTGCCGGTCGTGTCATCAAAAAGTACGGCGACAGCGAAACCGCCTACCAGTGCTTTGCGGAAAAATGCAACCCTCCGCTGGAGCAGTTTGAACTTCAGACCATTTGGCACAGCGCACAGAAGTTCTATGCCAAAGTTCAGCAGCAGGACGGCTATATTGCCCCGGAAGAATACAACCGCGATTATAGCCTGCGCCCCTCCGACTTCTCCGACATCGGACAGGCCAAGGTGCTGGCAAGGGAGTATGCTGCCGAAATGGTCTACACCGATGCCACCGACTATATGCGCTATGTCGGAACCCATTGGGCAGAGTCTAAGCAGATGGCAGTCGGTGCCTACGAGGAGTTCCTTGACCGTCAGCTTGCTGAAGCTATCCTTGCCGTAGACAAAACAAAGCAGGCACTACTGGATACCGGGATCGGACAAGACCTCATCTCTGCCGGCGGTAAGACTCTGGAAAAAGCAATTGATGACAGCAGCGAAAAAGCCTTTGCTGCATACTGCTTCGCCCTGGCTTACAAAGCCTTCGTCATGAAACGCCGGGACATGAAATATGTGACCTCCGCTCTGCAGGCGGCAAAGCCCATGCTCCTGTGCAACATCCAGGAGTTTGACACACAGGAGTTCCTGCTTAATACCCCTGCCGCCACCTACGACCTCCGGCTCGGTATGAGCGGTGCCCACGACCATTGCGCTGATGACCTCATCACCAAAATGACCACCGTTTCTCCCTCCGATGAAGGCGTGGAACTGTGGCTGTCCTCTGTGGAGAACTTCTCCTGCGGTGACAAGGAACTCATCGACTATGTGCAGCAGACCGTAGGTCTGGCGGCAATCGGCAAGGTGTATCAGGAGGCTCTCATCATTGCCTACGGTGAGGGCAGCAACGGCAAGTCTACCTTTTGGAATGCCATCGCAAAGGTTCTCGGTACTTACAGCGGCTCCATGTCTGCCGATGCGCTGACCGTTGGATGCAAGCGAAATGTGAAGCCGGAGATGGCCGAACTGAAGGGCAAACGCCTGGTCATCGCTGCGGAACTGGAGGAAGGTATGCGCCTGAACACCTCCATCGTCAAGCAGCTTTGCTCCACCGATGAAGTTTCGGCAGAAAAGAAATACAAGGACCCGTTCAAATATGTGCCGACCCACACGCTGGTGCTGTATACCAATCGCCTTCCCAGGGTCGGTGCCAATGATGACGGTACCTGGCGCCGCCTGATTGTTATCCCGTTCAATGCCAAAATCCGTGGCAAATCCGACATCAAGAACTATGCCGACTACCTTGTAAAAAATGCAGGCGGTGCGATTCTGGCATGGATCATCGAAGGTGCACAGAAAGCCATCAAAAATAACTTCACACTCTCCGTTCCCCAGGTGGTACAGAATGCCATTACCCAATACCGGGACAACAACGACTGGCTCTCCATTTTCATCGAGGACTGCTGTGAGGTCGACCGCACCTTTACGCAGAAGTCCGGCGACCTGTATCAGGAGTACCGTGCATACTGTGGGCGCAACGGCGAGTATGCCCGCAGCACTACGGACTTTTACACAGGGCTGGAAAACGCAGGCTTTATGCGAAAAAAGACCAAGGCAGGCAATGTCATTCTGGGGTTGCAGCTGAAGTCTGATTTCCTGGAATAATCCAAAAGTCGGAGGAATCCTTGATGAGATACGCACCCCATGATTACCAGACCTACGCCATCGACTACATCGAAACTCATCCCATTGCCACAGTCTTTCTGGACATGGGTCTTGGCAAGACGAGCATCACGCTGACGGCCATTAACGACCTGCTGTTTGACAGCTTTGAGGTTCACAAGGTGCTGGTGGTAACTCCGCTGCGAGTGGCACGGGACACCTGGACGGCTGAAGTCGATAAATGGGATCACCTCCAGAACCTCATCTGCTCTGTGGCTGTCGGCACTGAACCCCAGCGCCGTGCAGCATTCATGCGGAAGGCTGATATTTACATCATCAACCGCGAGAACATCCAGTGGCTGGTGGAGGAAATCGGCATCGCCTTCGACTTTGACATGATCGTGATTGACGAGCTGTCCTCCTTCAAGAACCACAGCACAAAGCGATTTAAGGCGATGTTGAAGGTTCGCCCCAGAGTGAACCGCATTGTGGGGCTGACCGGCACTCCGGCATCTAACGGTCTGATGGATCTCTGGGCAGAGTTCCGCATCCTGGACATGGGACAACGCCTTGGACGGTTCATCACCAAATATCGCACTGACTATTTCCAGCCGGACAAGCGCAACGGGCAAATCATCTACAGCTACAAACCCCTGCCGTATGCGGAGGATGCCATCTACCGACAAATCTCCGACATCACCATTTCCATGAAAGCCACCGACCACCTGCAGATGCCGGAACTGGTGTCCAGCGAATATGTAGTACAGCTTTCTGATGATGAAGCAGACGATTACGAAAAGCTGAAGCGTTAACTGGTGCTGTCACTTCCAGACGGTGAAGTCACCGCCGCCAATGTCGCATCCCTCTCCGGCAAACTGAGTCAGATGGCGAATGGAGCCATTTACGATGACTCCGGCGATGTGGTTCATATCCATGATCGCAAACTGGATGCCCTTGAGGATTTGATTGAAGCAGCAAACGGAAAGCCTGTCCTGGTAGCATACTGGTTCAAGCATGACCTCGCCAGAATCACAGAGCGACTGAAGAAGCTGCACATCCCGTTTTCTCGCCTGGACGATTCCACCAGTATTCGCAGATGGAACAACGGCGAAATCCCCGTGGCTCTGATTCACCCCGCTTCGGCAGGACACGGTCTGAACCTCCAGTCCGGCGGCTCCACCCTCATCTGGTTTGGCCTAACTTGGAGTTTGGAACTCTACCAGCAGACCGTAGCCCGTTTGTGGCGGCAGGGTCAGATCTCCGAAACCGTGGTGGTGCAGCACATCATCACAAAGGGCACCATTGACAACCGCATCATGAAAGCCCTCTCCCAAAAGGAGCATACCCAGACGGCCCTTATCGATGCCGTTAAAGCGGACTTGAAAATCTGAGACAAAATACAACAATCCGTGCCAATCCGAGGATTAAAAATTCGGAGGTACGAATATGGAACCTTATCAGGCATTAGCCAACGCCATCGTAGAACTGGCTGCAAAAGACTACAAAACGGCTCTCAAATATCACTACAAGCACCCGGACAAAAGCGAGTATGCAGCAGAGGTCGATTCTCTGGAGCGGTTCTTCCGTTCCGGCTGGTATGGAATGCTGACAGACCTGGACGGCGAGTATCTGATGAAAGGTGTGCAAGCCCTCGTCCGTAAGGAGGTGGCAGCATGACTGCAAAGGAATACTTGAACCAGGTATACCGTCTGGATCAGCGTATCCAGAGTAAGCAGGAACAAATCGCTTCTCTGAATGACCTGGCTACCAGTTGTTCCGCAACCATGACCGGGATGCCGAGGAACCCCAACCGTGGCGGTTCACGCATGGCCGATGCGGTGTGTAAAATCAACGACCTGGAAAATGAGATCGCAGCGGACATGGAAAAGCTGGTGCAGTTGAAGGCTGAAATCATAGCGACCATCAAAGCCGTGGACTGCATCGAATATCAGCTTATTCTGGAAAAGCGGTATATTAGCGGAAAGTCCTGGCCCGAAATAGCGGTTGACTTAGGCTACAAGATGCGCCACCTGTATAAACTACATGATGAAGCACTCGCCGACATAAAAATTCCTGAAAAATATTTGCCCGTGCAGTGAATGGCACTATTTCACACTCCGCATTAGTGGTATCATTATAATGGCGAAAGAGAATACAGAACGGCCTCATGGGAGCGATCCCGTGGGGCTTTTCTTATGCCTGCAAGGAGGTGAAACGATGCCGAAGAAACCCAAACGCCCCTGTTCTTACCCAGGCTGTCCCAAGCTGACGGACGGCAGGTTCTGCGAGGAACACGCAAAGGCCGAAGCCAAACGCTACGAAAAGTACGACAGAGACCCTGCTGTACACCGTAGGCACGGACGGGCGTGGAAGCGTATCCGTGACAGCTATGTCCAAGCCCACCCTCTGTGTGAGCTGTGCCAGAAGGAAGGTCGGCTTGTTCCTACCGAGGAAGTCCACCACAAGACTCCATTGTCCGAAGGCGGCACTCATGCAATGGACAATCTCATAGACCTCTGCAAGTCCTGCCACTCTCGCATCCATGCAGAGCGCGGCGACCGCTGGCATAACCACTGACCCCAGGGGCGGGTCAAATCTCCGGAGCCTTGCCGCTGGGCAACGGTGCCGGGGTCACGTGCGCAAAATCGCAAAAGTTTTCAGGGGAATAGACCCCCCACCGAAGGAGGTGTATGAAAAATGGGTCAAAGAGGACCTAAACCCGGCTCCGGCGGCAGACCCAAAAAGCCTATCGCCGACAAGATTGCGGACGGAAGTGCAGGTCATAGACCGCTGACTGTCATTGACTTCAAAGACAGCGCGGCAGATCTGGAATGTCAGCCGATGCCGAAGCCTTCCGAGTTCCTTTCCGCTCCGCAGAAGGATGGCTCCACCTTGTGTGCCGCCGAAATTTATGAAACCACCTGGCAGTGGCTTGCCGACCGTGGCTGCGTGGCGATTATCTCGCCCCAGCTTATTGAACGGTTCGCTATGGCAAGCGCCAGATGGATTCAGTGCGAAAGCATCACCAGCCAACTCGGTTTTCTGGCAAAGCACCCCACCACGGGTGCGGCGATCCAATCACCCTATGTGGCTATCGCAGACAAATACATGACCCAGGCAAACCGCCTGTGGTCGGAGATTTTCCAAATCGTCCGTGAGAACTGCACCGGCGAATATACAGGTGCCAGCCCCCAGGATGATGTGATGGAACGATTGCTCAGAGCAAGGAAAGGAAACTGACTATGATTGAAAAAGTAAACCACTGCCACCCGGACAAGGTGACTGACAGAATTGCCGGGGCTATCGTAGACCTGGCGTACAAAAATGAAGCAAACCCCAAAATCGCTGTGGAGGTTCTCATTGGTCATGGTGTGTGCCATGTAATCATCGAGACAACTGCCCAGCTTGACATGGTGGAGATCACCGATGCCCTCTACCGCATCGCTGGGGCGATTGTTCCCAACATCCACATCGTTCCCCAGGATGCCCATCTGACCAGAAACCAGTCCGGCGGCATCCGCTGCGGTGACAACGGCATCTTTAAGGGTATGCCGCTGACCTCCGAGCAGAAGGCTCTGTCCGAAATTGCCCGTGCCATTTATGGCAAGCATCCCTATGACGGCAAATACATCCTGGACAGCGACCGGCTCATCATTTGCCAGAGCAATGCAGCGACCGATGGCCTTGCTGCCGATTACCCCAATGCGGAAATCAATCCGCTCGGTGACTGAACCGGTGATCCCGATGTTGATACCGGCGCGACAAACCGCAAGCTGGGGTCTGACATGGCTGACTCTGTAATCGGCGGTGGTCTCCACGGCAAAGACCTCTCCAAAGCCGATGTATCCGTAAACATCTATACCTGGCTCAAAGCCCAGCAGACCGGCAAGCCCGTAGAACTGTGCTGCGCCATTGGGGATGACACCATTGACGGCAAGCCCTATGCGGAAATTGTCGAAATTGCTCGAAAGTTCATCTCCGACCTGGGCGGCTTTGAGAAGTTCGCAGAATGGGGGTTGTTCTGATGCTGATCGAGAAAAAGAACACCACTGACCTTCTGCCTGCGGACTATAACCCCAGAAAAGACCTCAAGCCGGGTGATGCCGAGTACGAAAAGCTGAAACGCTCCATTGAGCAGTTCGGATATGTGGAGCCTGTCATCTGGAACAAGACCACCGGCAGAGTTGTCGGAGGTCACCAGCGGCTCAAGGTTCTCATCGACATGGGAATCACCGAGGTGGAATGCGTTGTGGTGGAGATGGACGAGGACAAGGAAAAAGCCCTCAACATCGCCCTCAACAAAATCTCCGGCGATTGGGATAAGGACAAACTGGCTCTGCTCATCGCCGACCTGCCGGGCGCGGATTTTGATGTATCCCTCACCGGCTTTGAGCCTGCGGAGATCGATGCCTTGTATAAAGACACCCTCTCTGACAAGTGCCGCACCGTCTGGTGGAACAGCCACCCTGAAGCGGTCAATCGCAAAGCCGTGTACAGCTTCACCTGTGCCCACTGCGGAAAGCCCTTCACAGCCTATGGCAATGCCGGACGGAAATACTGCTCCCACGCCTGCTACATCGCAGACCGTTATAAAGGCGGTGATGAGCATGAGTGAGACGGCATTCCGCGCCGAACTGCAATACCAGACCGCCATATCGATAGCAAAAAACCTCCTGAGTCAAGGGCTTCTGACCGAGGAGGAATATGCCGTAATTGATACAAAACTGCGGGCTGATTTCGAGCCAACTTTGGGTACATTATTATCCGAAAATGACTTGATAAAATAGGCTTTTAGAGTGATATATAGTGTCGGAAAGGAGTGATTTTATGCGTAAAATCAGTAAAATCGAAAACAAAATACCGCATATTCCGAGCCGCAAAAAGGTCGCTGCCTACGCCCGTGTTTCAATGGAGTCCGAGCGTTTGCACCACTCCCTTTCGGCACAGATCAGCTACTACAGCGACCTCATCCAAAAGCACCGCGATTGGGAGTATGTTGGAGTCTACGCTGACAACGGCATCTCCGGCACCAGAGCAGAAGACCGTGCAGAGTTCAATCGGATGCTGGCTGACTGCGAAGCCGGGAAGATAGACATTGTCCTCACAAAGTCCATTTCACGCTTTGCCAGAAACACGGTCGACCTTCTGGAGACGGTTCGCCATCTCAAGGAGCTGGGCATCTCCGTCCGCTTTGAAAAGGAACGCATTGATTCCATGACCGAGGACGGCGAATTGATGCTGACCCTTTTGGTATCCTTCGCCCAGGAAGAAAGCCGCAGCATTTCCGACAATGTGAAATGGGGGACGAGAAAACGCTTTGAACAGGGCATCCCCAACGGACGGTTCAATATCTACGGTTATCGCTGGGAGGGCGACCACCTGGTCATTGAGCCGGAGGGAGCCGCCATTGTCCGGCTCATCTTTGATGACTTCCTGGCAGGGCTTTCGGCAGAAACCACCGAAAAGAAACTGGCCGAAATGGGAGTCAAATCCTACAAGGGTCAGCGCTTCGGGAACACATCCATTCGCCAGATTCTTGGCAACATCACCTATACGGGAAACCTGCTTTTTCAAAAGGAATATGTGGTAGACCCCATCAGCGGCAAGAGCAAAAAGAACTACGGTGAGCTGCCGTAGTATTTCGTAGAGAACACCCACGAGCCGATTATTCCGATGGAGGTCCACCAGGCGGTGCAGGCAGAAAAAGCCCGCCGCAGAGAACTTGGGGTGTTTGCCAACTGGAGCATCAACACCTCCTGCTTCACCAGCAAAATCAAATGCGGTCACTGTGGTTCCAGCTTCGTGCGGAACACCCGCAGGAACAGAGCCAAGCACAAGGCTCCACATGACTCGGATATGTACACCACCTACGGCTGCGGAACGCAGAAAAAGAAAGGCGGCTCCTGTCCGGCAAAGGACATCCGAGAGGACATTCTCCGAGAGAAGTGCGCCGAGGTGCTGGGGCTTGCCGAATTTGACGAGGAAGTGTTCAGTGTCCAAGTGGAGAAAATCATCGTGCCGGAACACGGGGTTCTGGAGTTCTACATGACGGACGGGCAGATTATCCGCACCACCTGGCAGTCCACGGCAAAGAAGGATTGCTGGACGGATGAGCACAGAGCCGCCAAGGGTCGGTATGTGCAAGAGCATCAGCTTGGCCCCAACTCCTCCTGTTTCACCAGCCGAATCCGCTGCGACCACTGTGGGGAGAATTACCGCAGGCAACGCTCCCGCCGCAAGGCTGGCGATTATGTGTCCGTCTGGCGGTGTGCATCCGCTGGCAACTGCGACAGCCCAAGTATAAAGGAGGAAACGCTCAAAGAGTTTTGTGCCGAGGCTCTGGGGACTGACGGTTTCGATGAGACCGCCTTCAGAGAGCAGATCGCCTGCATCCACATCACCGCACCCTTCCCACTCTCCATCCACTTTTTTTGACGGACACACTTTTGAGGGCGAATGGGAAAACAAGCGGCAGATGCCAAAGCACAGCGAGGAACGCAAAGAACACATGAGACAGAAAATGATTGAGAATTGGAGGAAAAGACGTGGCGAAAGTAACGACCATTCCGGCAACGATCAGCCGGTTCACAGCGACACCGATTAACGAAAAGAAGAAACGCCGGGTGGCTTCTTACGCCCGTGTTTCCACCGACAGCGAGGAGCAGCTCACCAGCTATACTGCCCAGGTAGACTACTACACCAATTACATCAACGGCAGGGACGATTGGGAACTGGTATCGGTCTATACGGACGAGGGCATAACCGGCACGAACACCAAGCACCGTGAGGGCTTCAAGCGCATGGTCGCCGATGCCTTGGCAGGAAAAATCGACCTCATCATCACCAAGTCGGTCAGCCGCTTTGCCAGAAACACGGTCGACAGTCTGACCACCATCCGCAAACTGAAGGAACACGGCACGGAGTGCTACTTTGAAAAAGAGAACATCTGGACATTCGACAGTAAGGGCGAACTGCTCATCACCATCATGTCCAGCCTTGCCCAGGAGGAAAGCCGCTCTATTTCAGAGAACTGCACCTGGGGTCAGAGAAAGCGGTTTGCAGACGGCAAGGTCATCGTTCCGTTCAAGCGGTTTCTGGGCTACGACCGTGGCGAGGATAGCAACCTGGTTCTCAACAAGGACGAGGCGACCATCATTCGCCGCATCTACAGTATGTTCCTGCAGGGCATGACACCCCACGGTATCGCCGCCAGACTGACCGCCGATGGCATCAAATCACCATGTGGCAAGGACAAGTGGAACGCCGGAGCGGTTCGGAGCATCCTCACCAACGAGAAGTACAAAGGTGATGCCCTCCTGCAGAAAAGCTACACGGTGGACTTCCTCACCAAAAAGAAAAAAGCCAACGAGGGCGAAATTCCACAGTATTATGTGGAGGGTAACCACGAAGCCATCATCAGCCCGGAGGTATTCGAGATGGTTCAGCAAGAACTGGAACGGCGCAGCAAACGTGGCAGACGAAGTGGTGTCCACCTTTTCTCCGGCAAAATTCGCTGCGGTGAGTGCGGTAGCTGGTACGGTTCCAAGACCTGGCACTCCACGGATAAGTACAAAAAGACCATCTGGCAATGCAACCACAAATTTGATGGCGACAACAAATGCACCACACCGCACCTCACGGATGAGGACATCCACCGCCACTTCATTTCGGCAGTCAACCAGCTTCTTGCCCAGAAGGATGCCATCATCGCATCCTTGACCGGGGGCTTGGCACTTGCCTTTGACCTCGCACCCCTGCAAGCCCAGGAAACCGAGCTGATCGAGGAAGTTCAGATGCTTGCCGATGCGGTCGAAAAGTGTATCTACGAAAACGCTCATGTGGCTCTCGATCAGGCAGAATACCAGTAACGCTATGATGGACTGACCCAACGCTACGATGAAGCCAAAGCCAAACTGGACGCCATCACCAAGCTGATCGCCGACAAAAAGGCACGGAGAGCCACCATTGAGGAGTTCCTCAAGGTTCTGGAGGAGCAGGACGGACTGGTCACTGAGTTCCAGACGAACCTCTGGTGTGGGCTGGTGGATTTTGTGACCGTCCACTCCGCAACCGATGTTCGGGTCACCTTCCGCAACGGCATGGAAATCAAGGCATAAGCACATACGCAAAACACCTCGCAACGGGAGTCTTTTCTCCGGCTGCGAGGTGTTTTTTCACTGTTCCTTTTTACAAATGGTGGGAAGCAACTCCAGAAAGTATCTGCCGATTGCTTCTGCATTGTAGTTATTTGCTTCGCAAATGAACCGCAGTCCATCTGGGGTCAATAGCCGACCATTATTTCTCTCATGGCAAAGCTGCTCATAATCAGCGATTTGCTTTTGGGTCAATGTCCTTTTCATATCTTTCCTCCATAAACGAAAACAGCCGGGAGGTCCCGACCACACTTTACACCCCAAGGATGTGTTTTACACCGCAAAGGCACACTTTTTAATTTTGCCTATCCCTTGTATCCATTTCGGTATGATTATTTCCGAAAAACTCCCAGAAGCAGATCCAAGCCAATACCGGGCGCAAATCTTGAATTGCCTGCTGCCAGATTATCTCGACCTGCCCAAGGACACACGTCCAGTTGAACAACGCGACACGTTTACTACGCACGATGCACAAGATATATTTAAATTTGTACTGAAGAAAATTTTGATACCAGATAACTTTAACCGTTATTTGCGTGTAGAGGCGCACGGGTTATTCGACCAGGAGTATCCCGATAAATCTGATTATAAATACTGGGGCTATATTAAAACATATCAAGATAAGCAAAGTAAAACTAGCTTTTGTGCACTGTTATTTCGGGAAGACGAATTTATTGATTTGATAAAAACACATTTAGAAGAATGTGATCCAAAACAAATTATAAAAGATGTTAAGAAAGAAAAACCAGCATATCTGCATCCAACGGGCAAGGCCCGTATGCCTGTTCATAAAGCAGACCAATCCACCGTTAATGCGATAATACTAAAAATCGACAAACTGGATTTCATTGAGGAAGACATGCGGAATGCCCTGATCACCGGCGAGGCACCAGATTCCGAAATACCGATTGATGGGTCACAGCATCAGTAAAATCGATAGAAAACAACACATAATTTGCTGCACATGTATAAATTTATGTCCTTATTAACAATATAGTAATGCGGAATGATAAAGTATTCAAATATATACTATAACCGCAGACACTATAAAAGGACGTGATCTGCATGAACAACAAAGAAATCTCGGACCAAAAGACGATCGAAGAGCTTTGGCTATTATACTTTAACACCGTCCTGTTTAAAGCGGGCCTTATCTCGGAGACAGAGCGTAATAGGATGACTTATAAAATTAAATCGTAAGGTATGCGACTAAAATTCCACACGATGAAACCGACGCCTCCCTCTCATAGTGCAAAGCATCGGTTGAAAAGCGGCTACTAAGATGGCTATCACATTGGAAAGATTTCCGAGTGATAGCCATCTTTTTGAATTTATAGCCCAGGCAGATGTTCTATTATATATCCTGTCTTTTCAATCAAATTATACATTAACTATAGGCTTAACAGGCTTATAGGGTGACAAAAACAAAGATTTTTGTTAATCCACTTTTTTAGAAAAATCGCTTAATTGGAGGTATATTTTTTATGAGCAATTTACACAAAGAACAGTTAGCGGCTATTTGCCAAAAACTTGGGATTGAAAAGCTAAAACCGTTTCAAAAGGCTGTTTGTAGTGAACTCATGAGTGGCAACAACGTGATTGGCCTAACCAGAACTTCTGACGGCAAGACCCTATGCTTTATGGTGCAGGCGTGCTTACATTCGGATGCGCTTATGCTGGTGATTACACCCACGATTTCCTTAATGCGCGATCAGGTGAAGGAATGGAAGCAGCGCACCGGTTTAGCGGTCGCCTGCCTATATACTGGCAACAAGGATAATGCCATCACGTTAAAAAACTTGCGAAGTGGGACGTTACAGGTACTCTTTCAAATGACATTATTCCCGAATAAAACTGCTTCTTGCCGGTTAAAGCTTTTAAATGGGTGTTAAGCAGGTAGCTATTGCACCTTGCATGTCCTGTAACAAGCATGCTTATATTGCGGTAGTTCAAGCACATTTGTCTTATTAATCTCGACGAATCCGATCACCTAAAATAATATACACTATTTAAGAGACAAGGTTTTCTTGACAATTATAATCACAAAAAGTAAAATAATGTTATATAGATAATCAACTTTAGAAGTAAAAATTATGTGCATAATAAAACACTTACAGAACACTTCGCTCATTGGTGGAACAACGCTTGAAAAGGCAACTAGCGTATCTTCCACATGAAAGAGAACTTATGAAACTCTGTATTTCCTTCAAAATTTAAAATAGTAGTGGTACCTTGATGGGTTTACCACTGCCATCCTACAAAAAAGCGGCTATTGTGATGAAAAAGAAAATCTATTCTATCCTTTCCTACATATTATTGCTGACTTTCACAGCCAAACGCACTTACTTTCTATAACAGAATATTTTAACGCATTTGTGAGCCTCACCCCCTTTCCCATTATAAAGAATGGTTTAAAATTAGTCGATATAGCAACATACTCCTCAACATTTTGCCCTTGCTACCACTAGGCGCTTTCTTCGTTATTCCCTCTGTTAATGCGTCCTCGGCACATGTGGACTCCCCATTGTTTTCACCGTTTTGCAAGCCGTCTTGCGATGCAGTATGATTTCTACAGATCAACTACTGTTGAGAGTAGCAAGAAGTTTTATCGGCTATTTTCTTGTTGGCAGAATTTTTTCACTCATCGGCCTCACCTCAGCTAAAAACGCCTGCAATGCCCAATGTTTAAATGGTTTGCAAGAACACCATATGACAAATTAACTATACCGGTAAATTTACATCTTAACGGCGCTGGACATTGCAACTGTTCAAGTGATTCATGTCCAGCACCTTATCTTTTAAATCTTGTGAAAAGAACATGAGGTAAAGTTATGCGGAAGTGTTTATTGATTGTGCTGGGACTATGCACACTGTTAGCGGGTTGCACCGTTAGCCCGCAAGAGGATCATCCTTCATTAAGCTACGAACTTGATCACTTAGATACCAAAGGGATATTTGATAGCACAGATTCCGTAGAAGTATTGGATAGCAAATCAGATAAAGTATTGCTGTCCATATCCAAGCGTTATCAAGAAGGCGATGATTATGCAGTAGAACAAGGTTATAATAGCTATACAACCCGTGTTGTGCAGTATTCACTCAGAGATAACGAAATAGTTAGCGAGTATACAGTATCACCAGGCACCTTTTGCGCAGATGGTGTACTGTTGGATAATGGGTTTGATTTGATCGAAGTGGATATTAGCAGCCGCAATGAGGGGGCTTATACTTATAATGTATGTCGTATACAATCGAACCGGGAAATACTGAAATCCGACTTATGCTCATCTTTTGTAGGTGCACCTACCATGGTATCACTAGGCGATAATAATACAGCGTATAACTTTTATAATCCAATAACCAAAGAATTTGGAGTTTGTATTATTCATAGTGATGGCCGTATATCCGATTCTATACGCTATGTCGAAAGCGCCGATCACACGCCACTTGGATCTAAGTTAGAAGGGAATGGACAATGCTACCTATACTATATGGGGCTGGATTCGAGAGGCACATTATTGGTTGGAGATAATGAAAAGGTCATCGGCCAAGCACAATTAGGGCAATCTGAGCGGATGTATAGCTATACACTGCTCCAAGATAGTATTTTAATGTCAACGATTGACCAGTCTTCCACTTCCAATAAAGATGAATTGATGGGAACAGTTAGTGTCAGGAATTTTGAGGGTAAAATATTGCAATCCACTGAGCATTTGCCCCTGTATAAATTAACATCAGATGGCATATCAACTGCCATTGGGGTAAATAGCAAACAACAAGTAGAGCACATCGCCGTGTATGAAAAAGGCATCCGCACATATGCCGTTCCAGAATACGCAAATAATACAGAATACTTTTTATATCCTTTTTCAATTTCTGAAAATGAATTTGGCGTTTTGGAGTGGAAGGGCAGTTCAACAGGTATTGCCCAACTGAAATTCACTTCAGGCTCCGATAAGGGAGAAATAGCCTGAATAGTAGCTTAGTCTATTTAAACAGTCAAGTAAAATGCAAATATAAACGGTATAGAAGATAAATCGTGCAATCTTATGGCGGGTGGTCAAATTTTGACCATCCGCCGACTTGTATTATAATTGCTACTATATCTGTAATTTAAATGATTTTTGCCACTACTGCGCAAAATAGATATCGGTAAAAAGGGTCCCCGCCCAGGGGCGAGGCGCGAGTGCATCGTAAATTCGCTGCCGCCAAAGGCGGCGGAACCCTGCAATCATGGAATGATTGTTTGCCTCCATAGTGAGGAAAATGCCCCTCATCCCGCGTTCCCATTCTTCACGAATCAGAATCCAGCGCAACGGGCGACGCTCATCTCGAAGAAGGTCCTGCCATAATCAAGCCCTTGTCAATCATTGTATCTGCATATTTCGGAAAGGGTACTTACTTCATCCATTCAGCCTTCATGGAACTGTTTTGAAAGCTGCGCAAATGTCGAATTAGGCAGTACCTGTTTAGCGGGAATAAAGAGATATCGCCACGGCTTATATCCGTTTGCTTTGCACCACCGGGTCGCCACATCGCAATATTGAATGCCCCGCTTTTTCTTGGCAATTACATCCGGGTCTTCCATGTCCTTTTCCGCCTTGACCTCGATCAGATAACAGCAATCCGCGGTTTCTACCACAAAGTCCGGTTCATAACGCTTGCCTCGGTTATAAGTAATATTGAACTCATTGGGAGCAGGGCGCAGCCACTTCAGCACGTCTTCGTCTCTTTCCAGAACACGAGCCAGCGTGAGTTCGCCCTCCTTAGAATCGAACTTCGCCTCCGCAAAGACCCCTTTTTTTATTCCTTCAAACAGGACGGAGTGGATGTCACCCTCAAAATCTTCATATAACCCCACGCGCTGCTTACAGCCCAATTTCTGTCGCAGATTACTGCATTTCAGGTCAATGACTTCCTCCTGCAAAAAACCATTCTCACAGTAGAAGTGCTTCATCATTTGCATGTAGATTTTGTTGGCAAGGTCGCGCCGGTACATCATCACGATATTCTGCATCCCATTTTTCCCAAAAGCGGCCTCATAGTGGCCGCATGCCTGGGTAATGAGCTTGAACAGCAAAACCGAACAGCGTTCATAATCGATCTCCGGCTTTTTGCGCAGCTCCTCCAAAATGACCTTTGGGGGGTTGTAGCCCTCAAAGTCAATGGCATCTCCCTGGATTCGCTGCCGGTCGCTCATGTCCTCAAGATTTTGGATCAACAGCTCGTTTCGGATAGGAGTATGGGTAAACACAGACAAATCAAGGTCAAAGTCAACGAACACATATTCCTCCACACCGGTATCCGTCACACGGATACGGGGAATGGGAATATATTTTCCCATAATCATGGTATAGGTCTGTTCGCTTTCCTCCCCAATCCACGCAAGGAATGGGTTCTCGTTGTCCTTAAAGGTCTTGCCCAAATCCTGATGCTCTTCTATCTTTTGTTTTACCGCCTGTACGATCTTATGCTTCTCCGGCTCGGCTGGGACAGTGGGGGAGTTCCCGCTATGCGCGATATAGCGCTCCGTTTCCTCCCGAAGATAGTCCTTTACCGTTTTCAGGAGCGCATCGTTCTCCTCACACTCCACAAGTCCGGTCTGCGCATAGGCCCGCTCCAATTCCCGGTCTGGTTCAATAGCCAGTGAGAGCTGGGTATAGACAACCTCCTCAGGCTCGTCCAGTTCCTCCTCTGCCTTGATGACATTACCTGCCTTAAAAATGGAATCCCCTTTTTGCGCCTCTGCCAAAATGTCCTGAAACTTGTCGTGGGCGGTCAGCATGACGGCGTCCACATCCCTATCCCCGGTACGCTCGCCATAGGGCAGACGCAGTCCCCGTCCCACCATCTGCTCCCGCAGGATTTTGGAGGCGGCCGTACGGAGAGGTACGATGGTGTAGAGGTTGTTGACGTCCCAGCCCTCCTTCAGCATATTGACATGGATGACGATCTCAATCGGGTTGTCCGAGCTCTCTACATCCAACAGCAACCGAGTATTGGCCTCGGTCTCCGCGCCCTTCTGCTTGGAATGGACGGTGATCGTCTTACCGCGGTACGCGCCATTTCGGAACTCATCCGATTTGATAAAATCCTCCACCCATGCCGCATGGCCAGTATCCTTGCATACCACCAGCATAAAGGGCTTCACGGTCCGCACCGGTTTCTCTGGTGTGCTGTGATTGGCTGCGTATACCTCCAGCTTCGTTTTTGTCCTTTCGTGGCAAGCGATACCGTCCAGAAGCATCATTTTATCAAGTTGCTCGTCCCCAAAGTTGTAAAAGTCGATATCGGAGCGGGTCACAGCAAAGGGCGTTCGGGTATAGCCGTCCTCAATTGCTTTCGACAGTGGGTATTCGTAGACCACATTCTTAAAGGGAACCTGCTTTGTACCACTTGATACAAGCGGCGTTGCGGTCAGTTCCAGGCCCAATAGCGGATGCAGGTCGTTCAGCGCCTGCGCGCCTTTCTCCGCCCGGTAATGGTGGGATTCGTCCATAATCAGGACCATATCAGGCAGGTTGGAAAGATACTGATAGAACGAGTCGCCCAGCAGCTCGTTCACCTTGCGCATATTTGCGCCCTCTTTGTTGAACTTGTCAATGTTGTAGATAAAGATATGAATATCTGAATCGTACAAGGAGATTGTCTTATCTCGATAATCATCATCTGTGATAATCTGTGGCAGAACAGGGAAGCAGCCCAGGCCTTTAAAAACATATTTTTGACTGTTGCTATCGCTCAAGTCCTTTTTCAGCTTGTCATAGATGGTAGTATTGGGCGCAACTACAAAGAAATTTTTGATATTGTGCTGGGTGTACAGATAGGCTATGAATGCCCCCATCAATCTGGTTTTGCCTACGCCGGTAGCCAAGGCAAAGGTCAGGGACATGAAATCCCGCTCAAAGTCCGAGCAGGTGGGGTACATCGCGTGGACGCTTCCCAGCGCCGCCTTTAAATTCATGTCCTTGCGGAGATTGACAGAGGTGACGATCTCCTCCAAAATCTTTAGTGAAGCAGTCTGCGGCTTGCGCAAAGACATCACGCCGCTGATATAATCCGTGGTGTATAAGGGGAAACGCTCATTCATCATGTGCCACCTCCTCATCCTCATAGACCGGAGGATGTACAATGTTCAGACTATAATCGTCCCTGCCAAACTCACAGCGGTCAAGGAGCATTTGCGGTATTTTCTTCACCGCGATCGTTTCATATGCCCTATCCAGCCCCTTGTCATAGGAACGGCAGGCAATCACCAGATACTCCCCTTCCTCCATGCTGCCCTTGATAGATTCCAGATAGGCTGAGGTCAGGTGGCGGGTCGTGGTAAAGAGGAAACTGTTTTCGTTCCCGACCGCCTGCTTCCAGAATAAGTCGGCGCTCGGTTGATAGGTAAAGCCTTCGTGGAGGGCCACTGCCGCGGCCAGCGCGTCAGCGTCATAATCCGGATTAATAATCGCTTCTCCAAAGGCATCCATATTGATTAGGGTGGGGGCAAGCTCGTAAAAGCGGTAGCCACCGCCACCTTGCCAGTTTTGGCTTTTGGTAATACCGCCCTGGTCTTCCCCTGCGATCACCTTATCCAAACGCACCTTACAGTGGGTGTAAGCATGCTCGCCCATCTCTATGCCGATGTACCGGCGTCCCATCTTGTGGGCGACGGCGGCGGTGGTGCCGGAGCCAAGGAAGGAGTCGAGGACAAGATCGCCGGGGTTGGTAGCAATGTAAATGATACGCTCAATGAGGCGTTCCGGTTTGGGTGTATCAAACACATTTGCTGCACTAAACAAGGAAATAATTTCCTTTTTTGCTTCTTGGTTATGACCAACTTCTTTATTTGTCCACCATGTCCAAGGGATTACACCTTCATGTTCTGATAAAAACGTTTTTCGGCGAGGCATAGCACAACCATCCGGACCAAACCAAATCCTATTTTCAGCTACTTGCTGAAGAAAAACTGCCTCTATATTCTTCCAACATTTACCGTCTGGTGGCGTAAATGTTGTTCCACCAGGTGTTGTAATTTCATACATTTGATTAGGCCGATATCCTTGCGCAGTATAATCGGCAGATGTCCAGTCGCCACGAGGATCATGATCCGGATTCTTATAAGTTGACGCCTGCTCTGCGCTTAAGGGCAACCTATTTCTGACCTTTTTGAATTTTTCTCTGTCTTTAACATAAAGCAAAATATACTCATGCCCATCACTGATAACTGCTCGCATATCGGGGGAAGTACGTTTTTGCCATACCATTGATGACACAAAATGTTCCCTTCCGAACAGTTCGTCACAGAGGACCTTCATATATGCTTGTTCATCATCATCGATGCTGATCCAGATACTGCCCTCCTCACGCAGAAGGTTCCACAAAATTTCCAACCGAGGCCGCATCAAATTCAGCCACTGGCTATGCTCCAGATTGTCGTCATAGTGTTCAAAGGCGGAGCCTGTATTGTATGGAGGGTCGATGTAAACACACTTCACCTGCCCGGCAAACTTCTTCTCCAGCGCCTTCAGCGCCAGCAGGTTGTCGCCGTGAATAAGCATGTTATCCGTATCTGGGGCAAGGGTGCAGTTGGACAAGGCTGGAGCTTCTATCAGCAGTCGCGGCTCCACCTTGATCGGCTCGTCCTTCCCATACCATGTCAGCTCCAGCTTGTTTGCCATTACCGTGTCCTCCATCCGTAGGATTTGCGTCAAAACACGCTCATTCCACAAAAATATATTTATTCGTGTACCATAAATACACCAAGATGGTAAAACCCCTTCACCATCTTTCGGTAGCCGCCAGGCTTTTTAAGCAAACACCAAAGGTGCTGTTTGAATAACTCCCGATGAGTTCTTAGTTAAGCTGCTTATAAAGGCCTTAATGAAACGTGACAGTAAGACCGAGCGTATCATCCATACACTTAAACTTACGAAAATTGCATAGTCGCAATTCCAAAGTGATCATGACTATTTATTTATTATATCACAGAATATTCTATTTGTACCGTGCTTTTGATGTGTCCCTTCATTTCTTGGACCTATTAAAAGTCATCTGGTCAATGATTGGTTCGTGGGCGTCTTCCACCAAGTACATTGCAAGTTGGCCTTGATTTTTCACCTGTCTGCCGGTTAGAAAATCCGGTGTGTAGGACTTCTGCATCAGCACCCGTCCGATGTATTTCATGTTGCTCAGCATCCGGTCAATGGTGGACGTGCTCCACTCCGCTTTGCCCGTCACTGTTCTGATTCCATGTTCCTCTAAGTATCGCTTTATCTTGCGGACTCCGTTTCCTTGAAGATACAGCTCGAAAATCTTTCGCACGATTTCGGCTTCCTCTGGGACAACCTTTAACTCACCATCGCGGCCTTTGGTGTAGCCCAGAAACTGCGTGTGGTTGAGGAGTGTCCTGCCGCTCTCCATTCGACGGCGCATACCGAACTTTACATTCTCACTGTGGGACTGGCTCTCTGCCTGGGCCAGCGTGGCATATTGATCAATAATGCTGTCACTAGTTGTTAGAGTATCGAATCTGCCGACTTCAAAGTAAACCCCTATACTCATTTTCTTTAGCCTGCTGATATCTTTGATAGTTGTTAATGTGTCCCTGCCGAATCGGCTGATGGACTTGGCCAAGATCAAATCAATTTTGCCATTCTTACGATCTTTCATCATCTGCTGATAGCCGGTTCTCTTTTTTATTCGAACGCCGGAAGCATTGTCGGAATAGATGCCCGCGAGTGTCCAGTTGATTTGTTTACGGATGTAGTCGGTATAGAACTCGATTTGATTTTCCAAACTTCCAAGCTGCTCCTTGCTATCGGTACTGACCCGGCAGTAGGCTGCCACCCGAAGGGGCTGTTCCACGAGTGGCTTTTTTACCGTTACTGGCTGTATATCAATTCTTTTGGACATGACAAAACCTCCATGATCATTACTGAAAATCAGTATATCATGGAGGTTTTATTAAAAGTAAAAGCTACATTTCAGCCCTGTAGAGCAAGGCTAAAATGTAGCTTATGAGTTGGTCTGAGTAGTGGGACTTGAACGCACAGCCTCTTAAGCCCAAAGAAACCTGGGAAAATTTTCAGATTTCTTTATAGCCGTTCCCGATAGTTCACGCTCAGTTTTACTTTCTCTTTGACACTCTTATGTCCGCTGTTTCCATGTATTCTGCAGCTTTTTTGAAAATAAATGTGGTAAAAAACGCTTTCCGCACCAAGCTGACGATACTTCACTGATTCTGGCTGCAGTGACCGCATTAGAGTATGTGTCCATATAAAAGACACAAACACAACCAATATCTTGACCTATTCGCCGTTTATATCAGGGATGGTACAAAAGATAAACACTTCCCGGCTCATTACGTTGATCATTCTAACCTCAACGGCGGGTAAGCTGAGGGCCCCAGGCACAAAGTCAAAGCCTTGGTGGTGCATGATCTC